CTGTTGAGCTTGGTTACTCTGAACCAGAAATTCTTTATGAACTAATCAGTTCAGTGAGCGATTACTACCCAGAGCTACTAGAGGGCCTTGGTTGGGATGAGTTTGAGATTGCCGAATACGAGCAAGAGGTTTACAGAAACAGCAGTGAGATGTCCACTAGTGGTAGTTACGTTCCACCGGTTCTTATCGATAGAAACACGGAGATTCAAGGATTTGACGATGTCCCTGAATTGCGTCCACAAGAGTTCACCGTCACTAGAGACAGTGAAGGTGAGAAAAGAATCGTCGCCCCTTCTTCTTCTGACCAAAACGATATAGCTATTCGTGGTTCAACAATGGCTGCAGGTGCTGGTCAGCAAGCAGTGGTTCAGTTCACGCTTGTCTTTGATAACCCTGCCCAGCAGTCTCGTTGGTACGATTTTATTCGCTGGCTAAGAAGTGATGTTTCAATTGTTGGGAATACAACTGCAGAACGGTTAATGGACTTCATCGGCCAACACTCGGAGATTTAATGAGTATTTGGTCGTGGGTGCTTGGAACTCTTGGTGTTACCGGCCTTTTAATTGCTGGCAATAGAGTTTGGTGGGGCTGGTTAATAAACTTAGCCAATGAGATTCTTTGGGTTGTTTACGCAGTTAAAACAAAACAGTATGGATTTATTTTGATGGCTGGTGCGTATGCGCTTGTCTATGCTAGAAACGCTAGAAACGGTTGGAAACATAATGAGTCCTGAAGAGTTAATAGAACTTGAAAAACTATTTGAAAAACTAATAGCTGAGCGTAATGAACTAAATCGCGTAATAGACGAACTTCGTGCCGAAGTAAATCGTCTTTCTCAGATTGCGAAATACTAATGACTAGACAAAGAATGTTTCTTGACATGAGCTGCATAGATGCAGCCCGCCAAAGAATTAGGCACGTCTACGATACTTTTGATACCGTATGTGTTCAGTTCTCTGGAGGAAAAGATTCCTCTGCGGTTATGTATCTTGCTAAAGAGGTACACGAAGAACGCGGTCTTGGGCCAGTAAAAGTTATTTTCCGAGACGAGGAAATGGTAAGCCCTACAACTATTGAGTATGTAGAAAAAGTGCGAAACTACGACTGGGTTGACATGGAGTGGTACTGCCTCCCTTACCCTGCAGAAATTTGGGTTCTCGGACAGAGGGTTACTACAGTTCTGTGGAGCAACATGCGTAAGAACCAGGGAAGACTCGTAAGAGACATCCCGCCTTGGGCTATTACGGGTGAAGACTTTGGTCTAACCCACGATGTATCTCTTCCAGAACAGACCGACTACTACACCATGCAGGGCAAGAAGGGGAATGTTGCCTTCATCACCGGCGTTAGAGCAAGCGAGTCAATGGTTCGCTATAGGTCCTGCGTTCAGAAGTTGCATGAGAACTACATCGTTACTCCGTACAAACTCAAGACCGGAATACCAATGAAGTTTGCCAAGGTTATTTATGACTGGAACACAAACGACGTATTTAAGTTTTTGATTGAAGAACACGGTTCTGAGTACTGTGAGTATTACGACCTTGCTGCCCAGACGGAAAGTAACACAAGAATCGGTATCCCACTCCACAGCATTGCTATTCGCAGGATTGGTGATGTGGTTGCTACGGAACCAGAGTTTTACGACAGGCTTGTGGAGTGTTTTCCCCACATCGATGCTCAACGCAGGTGGTGGCCAGAATTTGACATTGAAAAACTTATTAACGAATACTCGGGATTGGGTTTAGAAGGTGCTTCAATGTTTATTGAAGACTACCTAGTTGGCGAACGCAGACAAATGGAAGCAAAAGCATACGTCTCTAAGTTTCGCAAGAAGCATCTAGAAGACCAACGTGCTTACCCAATCAGTCTGCTAATTAGAACTCTTGTTCTCAACGAAATAGATGGTGGTTCACCTTCTCCTGTTGGGCCAAGAACTAGAGCATACACAGTAAGAAATAATGACGAAGAAATGGAAACAACATATGAAGTATGAGATAGAGGAAGTTGACCCATCAACACTTATCGTCCCACCATGGAGAGCAACCTACATACTGAGACCAGACCTTTTAGTGCTTTCTGCGTCTTTGCTCGATTTTGGTTTTATTCAACCAATCCATGTATCTGCTAGAACCGGAGAAATCATTGATGGCTCTGAGCGCTATTTGTTGGCTACAAATGTCAAGCAGATAATGGAAATAATTGGTAAAACAATCCCGGTCATAAAGCATGATGTTGGGACCATGGAGGCAATGGAGATGCATCTTCGACTAAATAGAGGAAGAGGCTCGGTAGTGGCCAAACCTATGTCATCGATAATTAAAAAACTTGTCAGGTCTCGAGCCGCTACTGAAAAAAGCCTAGAAAGAACGTTATGCATGAAGGGAAATGAATATTCTTTAATGATTGACGGCACAATATTGAAGTCAAGGAATATCAAGGAATATACATATTCAAGAGCATGGGTGCCAGTAGAGGCTCCTCCAGGGACGCTTGATAAGGGTCCAGTGATTGAATCACCACCGAATAGCGACAGGTAGTTTTTGGCGCGGGTATTTAATTCCGAATTAGCGCCATATGGTAAACTTCTTTAAAATGTTTCTCAAAGAAGTTGGTTGATTATGCCCAGAGTAAGATACGGCCCGGACATTACGGACGACGCAGACTCCCTACTCCTCGACGCAAGCCGAATCAAGAACCAGCTCAACAAGGCTAAGGGTGAAAAGGCCAGAGCAGCTCTCATCAAAGAAAGAGACTTGCTAAATCAAGCAATCAAAGACATTTTTGGTTCTCGTGCCAATGCTAGAAAATTGCAAAAAGAATCTACAAGACTGCAAGGGTATCTATCTCCTTCAGAAATTAGAGCCCTTGGCGTAAAGTCAAACAAAAAGATTAAAGGCAAAGGAGTGCTTGGTCTTGCAAATTCTCCGCGTGGCAGCCAGCAGATTGGTCGCAAAAAGGGCTACAAGGCTCGCGCTAACCCAATTAACGAAGCTCTGTACAAGTCGGCAACAGAGAGGGCAAAATCCTCAGCCATTCTCAAGCAGGTAAAGAGGCAGAAAACCGCTGCTGAAGCAAACAGAAAAGCATCTAAATCTAAAGCTAAAAAAGTGCAGGCAAAGCAAAAGTCGGCAGCAAAGAAGGCTACGCCAACTAAGAAGGCTGCTCCAGCGAAGAAGGCTGCTCCCGCCAAGAAGGCTGCTGCAAAGAAAGCTCCCGCCAAGAAGGCTCCAGCAAAGAAAGCCACACCAAAGAAGAGGCGCTAAATCGGTCTTTATGACTGATTAACGCCTAGTGGAGGTATCAAGTGCTAGTAACTCAAGCAGACCTTATTAACTACATGGACATAAAGCTGTCCTTGCGTCAGCAGGATGCAGCCGAGATGATTCTTGCAGGTCTCCAATCAGAGATGGAAGCTCATCTTGGTCGACCTGTTGAGGTGGTGGAATTCGAGGAAGACTACACTGTAGAAGGTACATACCACGGCGTTCCTATGGGTACCTTCTTGTCGGCCCCACCGCATAGCTACACGGACTCGTTTGTCCAGTCAAATATGGTAGATAGCACAACATGGGCAACCCCTCCAAGCACTATCTATTTCCGCAATTCGCCTGTTGTAAACGTGTCCGAAGTAGTAGTAAAACCGCTAAACGGAGAACCAAGAACCCTCATTGTTGAGCATGACTATGTTGTGCGCAGGTTTGGTATTGACTACTTTTACGCCCTTGATGGTGACGTAATTACAGTTACTTACACTGCAGGCCTGGATGGTACAAATATACCAATGTTTAAGCTTCTTATCCTAAGAGCGGCTTCCAGGGAGATGCAGAACATGCATGACGATGTTGTTGGCCTCAAGGACATAACAACGCGAAATGTCGGACCTCTGGTGACTGGATTTTTGGATACTGAACTTATGTCTCTGAGGAAGTACAGCCGAAGAAGAATTGCATAACAATGTCGGCACCAGTAAGAGTAGACATTGAGGTCAGGATTGAAAAAGTCCAGAACTTGGTTGCAGACATCCAAGACAGGATTACCGATGCTAAGCCTGTTTTTAGGTGGGCACACCAGGTCCTAAAGAAGACATTTGCAGAAAACTTCACATCACAGGGGCTTCCTGTTGGTGGATGGTCCCCGCTTGACGCTGAATACGCCTCATGGAAGGCCAGGGAGCTCCCAGGGAGACCAACGCTTGTCCGTAGCGGAGAGTTGTTTAAAAGCCTCTCCGAGCTATCTGACCCCTCTGTGAACCAAATAAACAAACTAAGTGCTACGTTTGGAACTGGAGTGAAATATGCTCCGTTCCATCAGACCGGAACACCAAACATGCCAAAACGCCAAATTCTTTTTATCCCGCAATCCTTTGTCAGTGAATTTGCAGAAAAACTAGCAAACTACATTGTTGAAGGTAATGAAGGGTTGACAGCATAATGCCTACAGTTCCTGGATATCCATTAATGCATGGCGCTCAGTTTGCCAAGCAGTATGTAAATAATTACCTTTCAGAAGATGTTCCTGTAAGAATTATTGATTACCGCAACGGTTGGAATGTTGACGACATTACCCTTCCGACCCCTGAGGGGTTCACAACATACGAGCCGTTTGCTATCGATACATGGCCGCTTGTTATCACTGTGGTTATCTCTTCTACGGCTTTTAACCGTATTGGATTTGATGGCCCAGACCCTCTTTATAGGGTTTCATACTCAATGCGCACCTATGTTTGGGTAAAAACAGAAGGCTCAGAAGAGTGCACAATAATGCGAGACAGGTTAACAACCGTTCTTAGGTCGGCCCTTCTTGATTACCCATGCCTCAAGGCTTATGACGAAAGAACATCTTTTAGGGCAATGATTGACGAAGGTTCAATTCGTGAAGAGTTTTCCGATTTAACACTGCTTAAGGGCGACAGAATCATGGCTGGGGCATATATTTCCTACAATATGGAGATAGATGAGGTAGTTTCTCGCAAGCCAATCGGCGTTGTGTCAAGCATTGATTTAGAAATAGAAGCCAGTGGAGATTCATCCGCGCCACTTCCTATTTTGTAACTTGTTATGTCGTATTCTATTTATACAGCATTCTTTTTAACAGTTGCAATAATCAACACGAAATCATCTGTACAATATAAACCGTTGGCGGCATTGTCACTCAACACGAACCACAGGAAGGTCTTATGCCAGGCGTAGTAATCTCCACAGCAGTCAGAACAGGCCCATCTTCCGCGACAGTGCGCGAATCTTCGCAGCTTTTTGTTGTCGGATTAGCAGAACGAGGAGCTGTTGGCGAAGCAGTTTTAGTTCAGAGCCTTGCAGAATTTGAACACATGTTCGGCGGATACGTTTCGTATTCGTACCTCCACCCAACAGTAGAAACCTTCTTTGAAGAAGGCGGCACTCAGGCTTATATCTCCAGAGTTGTCGGCGCTGACGCAGAATCAGGAACGCTCGTTCTTGAAGATGCTGACGCGGACCCAGTATTGACAATTGACGCAAACGGTGCAGGCGCATGGAGCTCAGATGTTGAAGTTACTGTTACTCAGCCAACAGGAACAACCTTCGCAGTTATCATCTCTTACCAAGGTGACCCTGTATACAGCACAGGCAACGTAACCTCTGTGGCACAAGCTGCTGGTCGCATCAACTTGAGCTCAGTTGCTTCTCGCTACGTAACGGCAACAGCCGTTGTTGGCGCAACAACAAAGCCAGCAGTTCTTGCAGCAACAGACCTCTCAGCAGGAGACGACGACCTTGCACAGGTTGACGACGACTCACTGATTGCCGCCCTTGAAGTCTTCAACGACTCGCTTGGTACCGGTGCAGTTTCAATCCCAGACGCAGAAACGGCAACTCGCCTTTCCGTTGGTGGACCAGTTACTGACTACGATGGCACACTAAAGGCCACTCAGGACGTTTCTACTGCTCTTATTGCTCACGCAAATGCAAATAATAGAATTGCTATCTTGCACGGAGGCGCTGCCGATACTGTTGCTAACGCAATCTCGAAGGCAGGAGAACTTAAGGTTCTCACAGAAACCGAGCATGCGGCTATGTACTTCCCATGGGTTAACGTTCCAACAACGATTGCTGGCGTATCAAGGCTTATCCCGCCAGACGGTTATGTTGCTGCCAAGCGTGCACAGGCTCACAACCAAGGTGGAGCACATGTTCCAGCCGCTGGTCTCATCTCTACAGCGAGATTCGTTACAGGTACTGCTCTTGACATCAACAAGACATCTGGTGACCAATTGGATGACGAGCAAGTCAACTCAATTAGAATCATTCAAAACTCTGTAAGAATCTACGGTGCTCGTTCATTGTCAATTGACACTGAGAACTTCCGCTACATCACGACCCAAGAAATCATCAACCACATCGTTGTTGCTTCTCAGCGGTCTCTCGAAGACCTTGTCTTCGGTGTAATCGACGGACGTGACACCATCTTCTCTGCAATTACATCACGATTGATTGCAATTCTTGCTCCATTGCGCGAAGAAGGCGCTTTGTTCCAAGCATTTGATGTCAACGGAAAGAAAGTCGACAGTGGCTACACAGTTCGTTGCGACTCCTATCTGAACCCAGTCAGCCAACTAGCAGGCGGTACTGTCAAGGCTAAAGTTGGTGTTCGCACCAGCAGTGTCGGCGACAAAATTGAAGTCGACATTATCAAGTCGAATCTAACCGCTAGCGTCGTCTAAAGAAGGATATAAACATGTCAAAAGTATCTCAGCGCCAAGTACTCGCCTCGGTCGTGCCGGTTGATGCTGGCAAACACCCGAAGTGGACAGGTTTTTACTTTGCCCAGGTTTCTGGTGGAGAAATTACTGCATCTGTAGAAAAGATTTACGAAGGCGGCAAGCTCCGTCCTACTGTTCTCTGTGCACCATCTGAAGTTGGCGACATTACGCTGACCGCTCATTATGATGACGACAGAAATGCAGCAGACGGCCCTACCGGAATTGCAGAAAAGATTGCAACACTCCGCCCATTGGTTGGCCGTGCTTCGTACGACATCACAATCGAGACCTTTGACTGCGACCTCAAGGTTCCAGGCACGGACCGTGTGTACTCAAAGGCCCTTTTGGTTGGCATCACAGAGCCAGACGGTGACTCATCTTCTGGTGCTCCTGCGACTTTCTCGCTAACATTTGCCATCTCGGACGTTGAGTCCGGTGCTGGCGCAGCTGGCTGATAAATCTTCTCTTCTGAGTTCCATCACGGGCATGCGTGATGTGCTAGGTTTTCTCTTATGACAGAAAACTCTGAACTTTATACAACATCCACAGAAGATTCTTCCCCTAAAGCAAAGCAAGTCAAGGCTGCTGTTGCTGCAGAAGAGACACCGCTTCAAAAGCTTACGGGCATTGTCAAGCGCAAGGTTGAACGCTCGGTTGTTCTAATACCTGTTCCTGAACGCCCTGGTGTAAAAATCAAGATTAGCCCGAACATTACCCAGAACCAAATGAAAAACTGGCGTAAGCAAGCTGGTGAAGATACCCGCAACGGTATGGATGGAACACGTTTTGCTTGTTCAGTTATTGGCCACACCACTATCGGCATCTTGTTTGATGACGAAGAAGTATTCGATGATGCTGGCAATGAGCTGACATTTGCTTCTCCAGTCATTCTTGAGATGACAAACACAACTCGCCCACTTCCTGACTGTGTCAAAGAGTTCTTTGGAGTTGACCCTCACATTGAGGCTGCTGCCCTCTCAATTCTTGACGCTGCTGGATACTCTGATTCGGTGGACGTTGAAGACCCTACGAAGGGGTCTTCGACGAACTAGTTGAAGACCCTTTAGTCATCTCGGCAGCAAGATTAGGCGAACTGTTCGGGACAGACCCAGTAAGACTTTTAGATTCAACAGAAACTGAATGGCTAATAAGGCTTGCTTGTGCTAAAGTAATAAGTAACGACCGCGAAGAGCAGGAACGTAAATCTAGGCAATAAGCCAGATTTATTCCTACACTCACGCGATTTTCCCAAAAATCGTAAATGAGCGTGTGAGGTCTAAACGTGGCCAGGGCTGAAGGTACAGTCAATATTGAGGTAAAGGGTGCCGCTCAGGGCGCTCTGGAAGTAAAGACCCTTGACAAAGCTCTTGATAGGCTTGACGCTAAATCACGCAGACTTTCGTCTGGACAAAAAGCCGCAGCTGCCAGCACAAATTCACTTGGTACTAGCGTATTAAAAGCAAAAAGGTCTTTTGACAGCTTTGATAAAGGCGTAAAAGCGGCAGGAATGGGCCTGTCAAAATTTCTTGGACTAGCAATAAAGGGGGCAATTGCTAACTTTGCTCTTCTTTCTGTCTCACTAATGAGCGTTCACGCTCTTTTTGTCGCAGGAAAATGGCTACATAAAGCCTATTCATGGGGAATGACTGCTATGGCCGGCGCGGCCGCCAGCGCAGCAGTAGCACTCGGAACCGCAGCTGCCGCTATTCGTGAGCAGCAAGCAGCAATGTATGCGTTTACAAAGGGCGGAGCTGGAGAGTTCCTTACCGGAACAAACCAAGTTCGCAACGCAATGAGAACTCTTCAGGCTGACTCTCAGCTAGCAGGTCTTGGAGTTGCTGCACTGAACAAAGCCTACGCAGCAATGGCTAAGTCCATGAAGTCTTCGCAGATTGCACAAAGCGGTGGGTTGATGAAAAACCTCATGGACTTTGGTGCAGCCGGACAGGACCCTGCAGCAGCAGCAGACAAAGTTGGCGCGTTAATTGAAGCCCTTAATAACTCAAAAACAAGCATGTCTAAGGTTAAAGAAGCAGCAAAAGCTCTTGGCCCACAAATGGAACAAGCTCTTAAAAAAGCAAAAGTAACCAGCAAGAAACAGATGAAAGAACTCATCATGTCTGGTGAACTTGCTAAAGCCGGTGGCGTTGCTGGGCAGTTTGAGGCAGTTAACTCAACCCTCATTGGTCAAGCAAAAGCTTTCTTCACTCAGATAAAAGGTGAATTTGCAGACTTTGGTCAACAGTTTCTTGAACCAGCAAAAATTGCAATGCAAAAAATCTTCAGGATTATAAGAAGTGACCTTCTTCGCGTAAGCGGTTCTTTAGGCGAGTTTGGAAAAGGTGACTTTTTTGATGGTCTTGTTGGTATTTTTGAAAAAGTGTCTAACTTCTTTGTAAAGCTAACCAGAGAATGGCTACCCAAGACTGATGGTTTTTTTAGAAACATGGGCAATGGTTGGGAAAAATTTGCTAGATGGTTTAGGATTTCAAAAGAACAACTTAAACCGTTTGTAGATGGCGCTAGAGCCATTGAGTCGATGTTTAAACCGGTGTTTAATGCGGTAAAAGATGGATTTGTTGGGATGATGAAAGATTTCAACGTCCATGCCCAAGACCAGTCAGCAACTTTTGAAGAATTTGGAGAAAGAATTGCTGGAGTTGTAGAGCAGCTTTTTAATCTATTAAGAACAATGGAAGATATTCGAAGGAAAGCAATGCCTTTCCTTAATGATGTTCTTGGGGGTCTTACCGAAGTATTCAAAATGCTCAACTCTATGGTTGGAAGTATTGGTGGAATGTTTGGCGGCAGCGGCGGTGGACTGATGGCCTTGGGTCTTATCGCTAGACAAATGAAAAATACCAAGGGCGGACTAATGGCCCAGGTTCCCAAAAATACTCAGACCATGAACGTAACTGCTGGAACTGTAAATCTTGGTGGACCAGGACAAGCCCCAGGAGGAAGATTGTCTTCTGGTGCCACAGGTGGAGCACCTGGCGTTCCTGGTAGCCCAAGAATGTCTACTGGACGACAAGTTGCTGGCGGTGGTGGTACTGCAGGTCAGGCAAGATACCTAGGCGGTAACCAGCCCGGGTATGCAGCGGCATGGGAAAGAGGATTGGCAAGGTTTGGTGCAAGAAGCAGTACGCCACCAGATTTCGTAGGACACGGTGGATACGACAGAAGGTCAAACGGTGCTATTCCTAGACGCTTTAGGGACTGGCGTATGGGTCGAAGTATGGACAGACATAACGTAAGAATGTCTACCGCGTACGACCAGACGCACGCAGGACCAGGAGCGGGCATCGGTACGCCAACACACGGAGCTGCTGCTGGAGCCGTAGGAAACTACACTCCATTAGGACAAAGAGTAAACCTTTCAGACGTTGCAGGGCTTCGAGCAACAGGACAAATACCTGCGGGAATGAGCAACGCTGAATATATGGCCGCCAGAAATGCTTCTGCCGCCAATATAGGTAATAGTCAAATTAGAGCCAGAGATGAGCAGATACGTAGAAATGGTGGCGGGTGGAATGTTGGCAGAACCCCAAGAGCAAGGTATCAAAATGGAAATCTTGTTCGTCAGTTTGGTGCAGGCGTAAGGGGCTTTGGTAGCAGGGGGGTTACGTCTACCCGTGGAATGTTCGGCAACATAATGAATGCTGCAAACTCGCAGGTTGACGAAAAAGCTGGGTTCCTGCAAAGCTCCATAACAGGGCGACAGATGGGGATAGAAAGACTTCACGGTCCTACTGGTGCCATAGAAGTTCTTCACCCAAAGACAGGAAACGTAGTTGCTGGGCTTGACCAGCAATCAGGAAAGTTTAAAGGCGCAACATTCAGAAATTCCGGTTTTGGGCTTAAAAGAAAACTTATGGCCCATAACATGCGTCAAACCAGAAGCAGCAGGCTTGGTTCTGCTGTTCTTGGAAATGCAGAAAAAGGCATTGGCGGCATGAACAACAGCATGGGCGCAAAGATGGCTGTCGGTATGGGTATGGGTATGTTGTCTCAGAAAATGGCCCCAGAAGCACAGGGGGCAATGGCGCTTGGTGGAATGGTTGGTCAATTCAACCCACTAGCTGGACTCGCAGTTGGTTTTGGTGGAGCCGCCCTTAAATCAAGAACAGCAAAAGGTGGAGCAGCAACTGGAGCTATGGCTGGTGCAGCAATCGGAACAATGATTGCTCCAGGCGTAGGTACCGCAGTTGGTGCTGCCCTTGGTGCCATTACCGGCGCACTTGCTGGTTGGTATGGCGGAATGAAGCAAAGGGCAAAGGAAG